GTCACTCGACGGAACCCGCGGACTTCGAGTCCGCGAAGGAAGTCATCGCGAAGTTCTACGAACTCGGCGGCAAGAAGCCCCCGACGTTTCACTGTCTCCCGTCTCCGGCCGCGGCCGCCGCGAAGATCAAGGAGATGGGCGGGGCCTCGTCGTCGTACGTCTCCTCGTCGTTCTTCGGTCACACGGAGGCGCACTGGATCGGGTACTACCTCTTCGCTCAGCGCATCGGCGGCGAGTACCCCGAGAAGAACTCCGAGCTCCTGCGCTGCTGGGCGACCCTCGCGAAGTCGATCGGGTGGTGGTGAAGATGCTGGTGCGCCACCAAGACCGCCCGCGGGTTGTGCGGTTGCGGGGGGAGTGGGTGGAGATCGACCCGCGCTACTGGGACGCGGAGATGGACGTGCAGGTGAACGTGGCGCTGGGCCGCGGCACGGACCACGACAAGATGCAGTTCCTGATGCTGGTCGCGCAGAAGCAGGAGCAGATTATGCAGTTGCTCGGCCCGAGCAACCCGCTGGCCGACGTGGTGCAGTACCGCAACACCCTGGCGCAGATTTGCGCGCTGGCGGGGTTCAAGGACGCCGACCGCTACTTCAAACCGGTGAACGATCAGGCGATGCAGCAGCTCGCCGCCGCGAAGCCGCAGCAGCCCGACCCGACCATGGTATTGGCGCAGGTGGAAGCCCAGAAGGTGCAGGCGTCGATCCAGCGCGAGAACATGAAGGTCCAGGCCGAGATGGCCGACAACCTGCGTGTCGACCAGCGCGAACGCGAGAAGACGCACCTCGACGCGATGGTGCGGATCGCGGACATCGAGGCGAAATACGGCACGCAGGTGAATGCGGCGCACATCGAGGCGCTGCTTTCCCGCGATCAAGAAATCGCCAAGGCGAACCTCGACGCCGACGTGCGGAGGCACGCCGCGGTCATGCAAGCGATGGCACCGCCGGCGCAAGGGGTTCCGAATGCTTGAAACCGATTTGATCCGTCAAGCCAAAGAGTTCGCCCAATCCGGCGCCATGCAGTTGCTGCTGGACAGGGTCGAGAAGAAATTCACCGAAACATGGAAAAGCACCCCCGCAGCGGCCGCCGCCGAACGGGAAACGTGCTTCCACATGGTGATGGCCGTCCAGGCTTTGCGGGCGGAGGTGGAGCTGGTCGCCAACAGCGACCGGATAGAAGAATGGAACCGCCGCTTGCGCGGCAAACAAGTGTAGGATAACTGATACATGTCCGATACGGCAGCGAATGCCACCGGAATCGCGGGCGCCGCGCAAGCGTTCGAGAGCATTCTCGCCGGGGAAATCCCCGACACCGAGACTGCGCCGAGCGAGCAGGCGACCGGAACCGCCCCTGCCGAAGAAGCGGAGGCTGTTGTAGGCGGAACCGAAGGGGACGAGACGGCAGAGACTGCCCCCGAAGGCGAAGCCGCCGCGGACGAAGAACCCGCGGAGACGACCGAACCCGAAACCCAGCTCGTCACCGTTACCATCAACGGTAAGACCGAGCAGGTTCCGCTGGAAGAGGCGATCCGAGGGTATCAGAGGCAAGCGGATTATTCGCGGAAGACCGCCGCGTTGGCCGACGAGCGCAGGACGTTCGAGGCCGATCGGCAGCAGGTAGCGCAGGAACGGGCGCAGTATGCTCAGCTCTTGACCGCTCTACAGGGCCAACTGCAGCAGATGCAGCCCCAAGAGCCGGATTGGGAGAAGCTCTACGCCGACAACCCGTTGGAGTATATGCGCCAGAGAGATGTCTGGCGCGAGCGCCAGGAGAAGCTGGTGGCTGCGCAGTTTGAAACGCAGCGCGTCCAGGCGATCCAGGCGCAGGAAGAGCAGGCGCGGGTCGCCCAGCTGGTGCAGGAAGGTCGGTCGAAGCTGACCGAATTGGTGCCGGCGTGGAGAGACCCGCAGAAGTGGGATGCAGACCGGAACAAAATCCTCGAATACGGCAAGAACCTGGGGTTCACCGACGAGGAATTGGGCCGAACCTACGACCCGAGGGCTGTCGTGGCGCTTTACAAGGCCATGCAGTTCGACGCGCTGATGGTTAACCGGCCAACGCCGGCCCGTCCGCAGGGTCCGAAGGCCGCTGCTCCAGGGTCCGCTCAGACCGCTCCACGGCCAGCGACTGATTCTACCCGAGCGAAGCAACGTCTCGCGCAAACTGGGAAGCTCGCCGATGCGGCGAGCGTCTTCGAGCAACTTCTTGGGTAAGGAACAACTCCCGTGGCTATCGTCACCAATACCATCACCCGTTACGACGGGTACCGCGCGATCCGCGAAGACCTCGCGAACGTCATCTACAACATCTCGCCGGTCGACGTGCCGTTCATGTCGAACATCGGCCGCGAGAACGTCAAGAACACCTACTACGAGTGGCAGACCGACACGCTCGCCGCTGCGTCGACCACGAACGCGCAGCTCGAGGGCGACGATCTGCAGGGTGTCGCCGACAGCCGCACGCCGACGGCGCGCGTGGGCAACTACACCCAAATCTCCCGCAAGGTGATCGAAGTCTCGAACACCCTCGAGGCGGTCGACAAGGCCGGCATGCGCTCTTACCTCGCCTATCAGCTTGCGAAAGCTGCCAGCGAGCTGAAGCGCGACATGTGCGCGACCCTGACGTCGAACAACGTCGCGGTTGTCGGCAACAGCACGACCGCCCGCAAGACCGCTGGCATGGGCGCTTGGCTCATCACCAATTCCTACAGCGGTGCTTCCGGCGCCGCCCCGGTGATGTCCTCGGGCTCGGGTAACTTCGACGGCTATCCGGCCACCGCCGCCACGGCTGGCACTTCGCGGGTTTTCACCGAAACCCTGCTCAAGAACGCCATCCAAGGTGTCTGGACCCAAGGCGGCGACCCGAAGGTGCTGATGACCGGCCCCTTCAACAAGGCCACTGTGTCCGGGTTCTCGGGCATCGCGACGCGGTTCCGCGACGTTCCGGCCGGTGCGCAGGCCGAAATCGTCGGTGCCGCCGACGTCTACGTCAGCGATTTCGGCACGGTGAACGTCGTCCCGAACCGCTTCCAGCCGGAATACAACGCCTACCTCCTCGACCCGGAATATGCGTCGGTCGCTTACCTCCGCAATTTCCGCACCGAGGTGCTGGCGAAAACCGGCGACGCCGAGAAGCGTCTGCTGATCGTCGAGTACGGCCTCAAGGTTCGCACCGAGAAGGCCCACGGCGTGGTCCGCGACTTGACGACCTCGTAACTACGGTGGGGGCGGCGAATAGCCGCCCCCATCACTTCGCAGGTGGATGATGCGCAAAATCCTCGACACTGATCCGATCACTGGCATCCGGCACGTTTTCGACTACGACAACGAGACCGATCAGGCGACGATCACCGCCGAGCAGGACGTCGGCACCGTTGTCGAAGCCAACAAGGCCGCCTTCAACGATGCGCCCACGCGCCATGGCGAGTTTACGAAAGTGGCATCGCTGCCGATGGTTGTTTACGTGGACCTCAAAAAGCGTGGCATCCTCGACGATCAGGCCGCGCTGAAGAAGTGGTTGAACGATCCCGATAATCGCGTGTTCCGCACCCGCCCAGGTAGAGTGTAATGCCGATCGCGACCTACACCGACCTTCAGTCCTCCGTCGCCGATTGGCTTAATCGGTCGGACCTGTCCGCGGTGATCCCGACGTTCATCCAGCTTGCCGAAGCGAAGTTCAACCGCGAACTCCGCACGCGGGATATGCTGACGCGGTCGGAAGCGATCAGCCAGAACGAGTTCGTCGCCATGCCGACGGATTTCCTCGAGGCGTTCAGCTTGGAGCTGAATTACGTCGACACCCCGCCGCAGCAGCCCTTGGCGTATGTCGGCCCCGCCGAGGCGAAGGTGCTGAAAGCCAACCACATCGCCCCGGACAGTTATTCGGGCGGGGCTGGCGCGGTGCGGTATTTCACGATCATCGACGGCGCGTTCGAGCTGCTTCCGGCGCCGATCAGCAACGTCGATCTGCTGTTGACCTACTACGCCAAGGTTCCGGCGCTGGCGTCGAACGCCTCGAACTGGCTGCTCACGAAGTCGCCGGATTTGTATCTCTACAGCGCGCTGCTCGAGGCGGCGCCTTATCTCAAGAACGACGAGCGGATCGCCGTTTGGGCCGGCGCCCGGCAGAAGGTGATCGACGACATGCGGATCGAAAGCGAGCGGGCATCCCGTCCGACGACGCAGATCGCCGCTAGGCGGAGAGGGTTTTACTGATGGCCTTCACCACCTACACCGACAACGCCCTGCTGGGGCATTTGCTGGGTTCGACCACCTACGCGAAGCCGTCGCCTTACGTGGCGTTGTTCGTGGGCGATCCGGCTGCGGGTGGCGTTGAGGTCTCGACGAGCGGCACGGGCTACGCGCGCCTAGCCGCGGCGTTTACGGTTTCCAGCGGCGCGGCGACCAACTCGGCGAACTTGCAGTGGTCCGCCGCGACGACGGCGTGGGGCACGATCACGCATGCCGCCATCTACGACGCTGCTTCCGGCGGCAATCAGCTCATAACCGCGCAATTGTCGGTCTCGAAGACGATTGGCGTGGGAGACATCATCGAGTTCTTGTCGTCCAACCTGTCCGTCACCCTAACTTGAGGTCACGAAAATGACCGTTGTTTATTCCACCACGCTGAAGAATCAGCGCCTGCAAATGGTCAACGATACCGTCGCCAGCAAGACTTACGCTTCGTCAACCGGCACCGCGACGGCTGGCCAGCTCGTCATCGGCACCTCGGCGCTGTCCGGCGCAACGGGCGTTTTGGCGACGATCCCGCTGGTCACCACCGGCACCGCCGGCGGTGCGTTCAACACGCCCGCGAGCGGCGTCCTCACCCTCGCCGGCACGCCGCTCTCCGCGACCGCCACGGGGACTGGCACTGCGGCGCTGGCGGAGCTGCGCACCAACGGAGGCACGACGGTGGTCAGCGGCTTGACGGTCGGCACCAGCGGCACCGACATTACGATCAACGCGACGGCCGTATCCACCGGCCAAACCGTGCAGGTGACTTCCGGCACGATCACCCACGGGTAATCAGCCGTGGCCGCGTCCAACGGGCTTTACGGCAAAGGTAATTACGGCGCCGGGGCGTGGGGCAAAACCACGTTCTCCGGCGCTTTGGCCGCGACGGAAAGCACCGACAC